CCAAAATAATCCTTCATCACGCCGACATTCGAGGGCTGATTGGTACCCATCGAGGCAGCCTGATCCGGGTTCTGCTGCACGAGCTGCTGCACGGCATCCCGCTCATCGGCGAATGTCTGCGGGACGCCAGCGTGAACGGACTCAAAGTGGCAGTTCCCATTTCGCATGGCCTCGAAGTCCAGCATCTCGCTCACCGTCTCGCCGCCTTGCTGTACGCTGACTTCGATGTTTTTGGGGGCGTACCTGATGAGTTGCTTCACGCCATTGGTGGTTGCCCTGATCCAGCCCAGCTTCATGTACTCTCCCGGTGGGCCTAGTTGCTGGAGCGCCTGATTGAGGGAGAGGCGATACTCTTCCGCCGTCTTGCGGCCTTCGGAGAGTTGCCCGAACACCGCTGGGTTGAGGCCGGTTTGCGACTGAATGGCCTTCTCGATCCCCTCAATGATGACCATCAGTTGAGCTGGGAAACGTGCCGTTGGAAGCGTCTTAATCTTCGATTCCAGTGTCCCGGAAACCGTCCCCGTAGTCTCAACGATTTCGTTCGGAAGCATCCGGCGGTCGTTGATCGCCTCAACATCCAGCACCCCAGATTCAGCAATGGTGGTCGGCAGGCCCCGCTCAAGGTGTTCGATCGCCATGTTCCAGCAATCGTTAAGGATGTCCTGATGCCCCAGGATGGAGAAACTCACCGGGTCGGTGTAGAGAAAATCGTTTGCGTAGGGGAGCACCGGGGACCATACATCGGCCGCAGCCTCCTCCTCCATGCGCCCCATCAGAATCTCACCCTCAACCACGGTCACCCGCACTCCATTCAGATAGGTGGAGAGAAGGTGCTTTCTGGCATCTTCGTCACCAACCATCTGCAACGTGTCCGGGTGAAGCCAGTAGCGTGAATGCGCCCACCGGTCTTCGTCCACGCTTCGCTCGCCTATTAGCGATTCGCGCGCCGAGCGGGTGGATGCGTCGTGGACACTGTAGTCGCCGGAGTGGGCCGTTAGTTCGCCCTTCTCGTCTACCAGCTCCCGCAGCTCCGGGTAAAGGCTGTAGAGCGTCCCCTTGTATGCGTCGTCTTCATACAGAAGCCACGGAATACGTTTCGTGTCCTGGGTCCTGAATGGGACAGTGACGGAGAAGCCATTGCAGACGTAGAACTGTGCGCCTCCGTTTTCGTACTCTTCTTCGTCGGTCTGGATTTGCACCGGGACCATTTCCGGTGGCCGGTAGGCATTCACATCAATTGGGTGGCCGCAACCGGGGCACACCGTCTGTTCGGTGAATTCATCAGTCTCAAGCTCGGGGGAGAATGTACCGCAGTTGATGCAGTCGTAGCCTCCCTCACCGAATGGAACTTCCTGCTCTTCAAGAACGGGCTCTATGGATGTTCCGAATGTTTCTTTGTCGGCAGCATATGGAGTGTAGAGCCACGGTGTCCCTGCACGCCATTGGTTCTGCGCGATGCGAATGTTCTGGCTTTCCGCCTTCCAGACGGAGTGCAGCCAAGCCTTCGCAATGTCCCACTGACGAGCGGCCTTCCTGTCCTCTTCGGATTGGGGATCGTCAGCCACCGCCTTCAGCGACCAGAACGGACGCTGCCCGAGAACTGCCGTCCAGCGGCGTCCGTAGGTTTCCAGGACGTTGATGTTGTAGTCGTAGATTCCCAGCCCTTCAAGGTCTTCATCCCCGCCCGAGGTGGGTATCCCGACCTGGGTGTATTCCCAGACCCCGGTGTTATTTTCAGTCGGGGCGATGTACTGAAGGCCACGGTTGTACTTGTCGCACTTGTCGAGACGGAGGAACTGCCACTGCTTCTCATGCGCGACCTCTCTGTCGAGATCGTCCAGGAGTTGCTGAATGTGCGGCCTTAGATCGTCATCCTTCACGATACACTCCTGGTCTTCTCAATCTGCTGGGCCAAAAACAGCCGCTCCTGGCGATGCACCAGTTCGCGGGCATGGACCTTGCCGCGAGGGCGCGGCGGCTCCAGGGGCGCATCAAGGTCCACTAACGCGGCATTCGCAATGCGTGGGGATTCTACTCCGGGTTGCCCATGATCGACGGTTGGCTCCCCCCGCAACTCCGCCACCAGTTCACGTCGCGCCGTCTCGCAGCGGTCCTCCCACTTCGCAGCCTCGGATCGCCAGTGGCCGGCCTCGCGCTTGGCATCGTCCAGTTCGCGCTGGATCTGGCGGTGGGCCTGGAAGAGGCTGAGCAGCCAAGCCATCACCGCACGCCTCCCGCAACTCTCTCGCTCTCCCGCAGTCTCGCTTGTAGCCCAAGCCGTGCCCGGCGCCCGGACTTCCTGGCCAGCGTCACGCCGCTCGTGGGCTTGTTCTTCCGGTCGTAGTCGCCCTCCATCTTCCGCATGATCTGAATCCTGCCCTCGGCGCTCATACTGGGATGGAAGTGGGCGTCGGCCATGGCAAGGATTTCCGTTTCACGTGGAACGCACCCCTCCCTGAAGGGGAACTCCACGACCAGATACCGAAGCGCATCAGCCTCGTCGTCCCCGGATACCTTAAGCACATCCTCGGGTTTCTTCTCGTCGTGGACAAGGGACTGAAGGGACCGCCTCAGCGCGGGGCAGGCGTCGGTAATCCGCATCCTCGGGAGCACTTCCTCTTCCCGCTGCTCGCAGCTTAGGCGGTATTCCGCTTCAATGCGGTCGCCGAACTCCCTCCTGAGATTCAGCGCGTGCCTCTCACTAACCTCTTGCTTTTCAGGAAGAATGCTATTCCACCGCAGGAGATCCTGAATGAGGTTCCAGCCGGGCACTCTGTCGTTTGACGCCCGGGTGATCGTCATAATCGTTGCGGGCTGGCGGGACCGCTGCCGCTCCTTGACGGCCTGCCACTGCTGCCTGACGGGCAGGGCCATCTCCTCCTCAGTGGGCATCAAAACGAATGCCGCCTGATCCCCGAGAACCGTGTCGATCCCGGCTTTGATCTGGTGGGCAAAGGTGTTGCTCGCGTCATCCCGCCGCCAGAAAGCGTCGTGAGAGGCGTAGACGGGGATGTGCGGGGATGTGGACTTCTTGAAGTCGGGCAGCGACCGCTTCGCCAGTTCCGCACCAATCTGCATGGGGGAGAGCCCCGCGATGGAGAGTTCCCGGTAGATGTAGAGCCGCCCGCTCGGGTGCCAGCATCCCCACATCGCGGCTGCCCGGTGAGCACGGCCCCAGTCAAGCCCGATCGCTCGCGGCCACCAACCTTCGAGCGTGTTCTCGTCAACAACCTCGCGCGTGTCGGTGGGGTCTTCAGCCGGCCTGGATGGAACAATATGGAAGGCGTGAGGCGGCTCATCCGGCAGTGGCCTCTCGCGGAGGTCGAAGTAGGCCCCCTCGAAACAGTAGGGGTCGCCCCAGAGCAGTTGCCTGCGGCGCTTCTCGCTCGGTTCCGCTTCGAGATCACGGGCGTAGTCTATTGCGGTCGCGTCCCTCTTCCCGTCCTTGTACGTACACATGTAAGGATTGTCGTAGACGGTAGAGTGAACGACGATGGTGGATGTGCCGCTATGGGGGTTCCTCTTGCGAATCATCAGGGGACCAGCCTCGTCCCTCAATTGCTTCTTGACATTCGCGATGACATCGGCCGGCGGCCGACCGGGGATGTCCCACCACTTGCGGCGTACCCACTGGTTGCCCGCTCCTCCGGGGTTGGCTGTTGCAAAAATCTGCGGCATCAGCTCCTTCTGGGATGTGCGGCAACTCAACTTGATGTTGTTGTAGAGCTTCTCGTTCGGGCACTGCTGAATCTCCTCGAAGAAGATCCTGACGAATTCCTGCCCCCACCACTTCTCGTAGGCATCGTCCGTATCCATGTGCCCGAGCAGGCCAGTAGCCCCGCCGGGGAACACGACCTTGGGGGGGTCGATAGAGAACTGCGCTCCCATGGGACCGTAGATCTGCCGGGCGCGGCGAAACCAGTTTTCCAGATCGCGAGTTGTGCGGCGGAGGATCAGAAAGTCGTACTTGGGGTGGTTGATGTAGGAGATGTCACAGGCGCACCAGAGGCACCTCGTCCCCTCAACCGGGATGATCTCACCGCGCTTGCCGAGGCGGTCGTGGCCCTTCTTCCCCTTTTTCGGGCAGCAGTTACCAGGGGGGCTCCCGCCGATGACGGAGCCAAAAGTCCCTTCCGTCTTGATGGAGCCCTTGCCGCCGAATGCAAGGATTTCCTTGTCGGGAAGATCGTGAGTTATCCACTGTGGATTGATGTACTTACACATGCAGGTGCCCGGCGGATCGAAGTGATGCCTGGCGCACCGGATCTCCCGGTAGGACATCTTCTCCCGGACTTCTACGGGAGCTTCCGAGAAGTCTCCGAACACGAGGTTCGGGGCAACCTTGCGTGTGGCTTTGCGTGGCAAGATAGGTTACTTTGTGTCTGGGTACTGGCGCTTGGATGAGCGATGCGGCTTCCCCTTCTTCTCGTTCTGGATATAGCCGTGGAAGACGCTTTCGCCCTTTGTCGCGCCGTACTTGTCCTGCATTGCTCGTCTGGCTTTCGCTGCCGAACCGCCTTCGCCGCCGAAATAGCGGTTGTACGCGCTTGCTGGCATAGGACTTTACGGGTGCTTGTGTGCCCAGACGGTCAAGCCTGACCATTCGGGCTGGTTTGTGATAGAGCAGGTCCCCATGAGGTGCTCGCGGTAGGTGAATTTCCTCGCGGACACCATGCGGGCCAAGAATTCTCGTGGGGAGTGTTCGCGCTGGACGGCGGGCCGCTCCTCGGAAACCAGCTTGAGATACTTCAGCCTGGATTGGCTGCACTTGCCAACCACGGAGTCGTCCGCTATCAGCCTGAGGGCCTCGGCCGTGTAAATTT